CCACTCCGGCATCAGACCGATCTTTTGGTCAGCAAATATAGTATCTTCGGTGGAGGCGCGCCGATTCCACGCGCCGTGAGGGCCAGAATTGAGCCAGCTATTTTGACCCCGAGTTTCGCTGGTCATCGCACCGCGAGCCTCCGGCGAGTACATGCGCGAATGCTCTAGGAATGCTCTCTCCTCGCCCTTATGCCTAAAAAACGGGTTTCCGGGGCCGAAGTGGCCGTATGCATCATGCACCGCCCTGAACGCATCATTGGCGACTGCATCACTCTTGTCCCCGATCCGACCAACGCGGACAAGGAGCGGGTTCTTGCGCGGATCAAAGTAGTCAGACCCGACATCGCTGCCATACCCAAAGTCCGTTGGGAACACATAGAGCCTGCCGTTTTCAACGATGTCTCTATAACCTAGTGCAGGGTTTTCTTTGTACGGATCAACCATGCCCTTGCGCAGAAACTTGAAATCTATGCCTGAATTTTTCAGGGCGATGTACTGGTCAAGGGTTTCCTGAACCATCGCGTCATACGCCCTTTTGACGGCTGGGTTCCCCGGATCATCTAGCATCTGATCGTATGCGGCAGCTATAAGTCGCGCTCGCTCCTCACTAAATTGCGGATACTCTCGCAGCGGTGCAGCGTCCATCCCACGCCGCTGCATGTACTCAACTGCAGCCTGTTCGATGGGGTTAATCGGCTTTGCATCGAAACGCTCACCTCCGGGCAGCGCAAACTGCGACGGCCTCCCAGCCGTGGCGCTGCGATACGCGGACGCTGGTGAGAGCCTGTCGCCAATCATATAAACACTTGCGGCAGAATCACCGGGCGACATCATGGCGTCACGTGTCGGCCTTATGGCGGAAGAACCGCCACGACGGGCAGCCTTGAGAAGCCCGCCAGCAAGTGGCGCAGCCTCGAGCGCCCCAAACACGGTTGGGGTCACATCTCCACGCCTAGCACCAGCAATGCCGTCAAGGATACCGAGGCCCGCAAAGTCGCCAAAAGACAACCCGCCGTCGCTATAGTAGCCTGACCCGATCAGATTGTTAGCGCCCTCAAGGCCAAAAACAGGAATTGCTTTCTGCCAAAGCCATTCGCGTGGGTTAAATCGCTGCGGCTTGTCTAGGGTTGCTTGTTTTCTCGGCGGGGCAGGCCGAGACGGTGGCTCGGATAGAAGCCTCTCTAGCTCTAGAGCATACCTTTCGAGTTCAAGCTGCCGATCTCTTTCAGCTAGAGAGTTACGGTGGCTATATCTATCCGCCATCACCGGCCCTCGATTTCGCGCAGGTAGGACTCAATGTCTCCGCCATACATTGCGGAACCCAAAAGACCGCCCGCGACCGGCGCAATCGCCAGCGGCGCTTCACCTCTTGCGAACATCTCAAACATCTTGCGACGGTCCACGCCAAGCTCACCAGCGCGCCTGTCGAGGGTCCGTCGAAACAACTCCATAGCAATGCCCTGACTTTCGTCCGCCAGCCCGGTCAGGTCGCCAGCGCCCATCCAGAGGGACGCCTGAAATTGGGCAGGAGTCATGTCGTAATTTGCAGCAAGACGTGCCGCCATATCCTCGAGAGCGGCATACTCATTGGCCTTCGGCGTGTCGGTCCACGCCTGCGGGATAGACTTGAACGCCGTCGCGTCGGTCACGACCCCATCATTCACCGCTTTCGCCAGATTGACCTCTGTGATCTGCTGACCCGTTCCGGTCCTGCGGACCTTGGTATACGGGTCGAGGGAGTCGCCAAAGACATCGCGCAGGCGCGCAAGATTTTGGCCGCTTATCTGCGCTTGACCCGACAAAAAGTCCAACCCGCCATCCGCCATCGCCAAAAGGCGCATGAAATGCTTGTCAGCCGCAATGTTTTTGCGGTTTCCCAGAAGATCGTTGGCAAAGCCCTTCACCTTGGGGTTCGCCTTTAGCCAATCCGAAAGTGCCGCCCCAGAAAGCCCCTCCGGCACCGTGCGATCCCACGTTCCACGCAACGAGTTGGCGACGTTAGCGCCCTGATTTGCTTGCATAACATGGCCGTAATTGTAGTTGTCGGGCATGTTTGGAACGTCGATCCCGAGCCTGCGCGCGGCATCCGCTGGCGTAATACCGCCACCCGCCACCAGATCGGCAACAGCCAGACGATCTGTCGGGTTCAGCGTGGCGTAGAACGATGCATTGCGAAAATTGGAGGGCACGTTAGAGCCGGTCGAAGTGTTGCCGATCAGGTCAACATATTCGCGCCAGCGCGCATCCCCGGCATCCTTGCCAAGTACGGCAATGAACCAATCGCGCAGTTCCTCGGTGTTGTACCAATCCGGGCCTCCCAGCCCGACGCCCCTGCGGATGTAGTCGTCCAGCATCTGATGGATTGGCAAAGACCTGTCGTTTACGATTGATGTCAGGCGCGCCATTCGCTCTGGCAACCCTCTGGCAGGGATATAGCGCGCATAGTCTCCGGGTGATCGATCCGGGGCGGCACCAAGGTAGCGCGGATCGGCCCCAGCGGGCCGCTCAATAGACCACATCGGGTCCAAGTCACGCTGCGTGAAGCGCGGCCCCATATTGTGCCCAATGCCGGGTGCGGCATCCTCAACAGCACCCAAAAGGCCACGCTTGGCAGCCTTGATTCCGCTCAGAAGTCCAGCCATGCTACCACTTCTCCTTGTTGGCCCAGTACGCTGCAGACATTTTGCCCTTATCGATGTTCTTTGCGTGACGCGCCTTAAAGCTCTCGCGTCGAGCGCGGCTCGCATCGCTTTCGCCAGCTTTCTTTGGCGATCCCTTGACACCTTGCTGACCGAAACGGATCAGCTTGACCTGCTCGCCAGATTTAGCGACCACAGCGTGGCTCTTGCTGGGGTGCGATGGCGTTTTGACCGGCTGATTGTACCGCGCCGCGCCAATCTTACTCAGGCGCGGGTCTTTCACATGTAGCCTCCGCGCCCACCAACGCCGCCAAAACGGCTATACATGCCCGGATCAGCGACGGCTGGCATGTAGGGATTGCCGATAACCGGCTGCGTAACCGAGGTCAGAACCTGCGGACCTCGGGGCAAATAACCATACGGCGATTGCTCCATCTCGGTCATGGCAATCAACTCCTCGAGCGTAATGCCATCGAAATTAACGTCGCGTCGATTGCCCACTGGCCGGGTTGGAGGGCCATACGAGACGACATCAACCGTCGGGGCGGATGCCCGAGAGGGCCGTGCGCGCGGGCGCTGGGCCGCAAGATATTCCGCATAGCCCATCGGCTTGATGCCTATGGTGTTAGCGATGGACGACAGGGGGCCTCCCTCAAACCGCAAGCCAGATCGGCCACGGCCACCGCCATTGATCATATCCATCAAAGCGGATACGCGCGCACCGCTCGGGTCCGTATATCCCCAGCCCATTGGGCCGGTGCCACTACGCCCGCCGCCGAAGATGCCGCCGAAGATGCCGCCGTCGCCGAAGATGCCGCCACCAGAGCCACCAGAGCCGCCGCTGTAAACGCCCGCCCCAATACCAGAGCCACGCCCATCGTAGCGGGGGTCATCACCCATCGGCATCTGCACAACTCCAATCTGCGTATCCAGTCAGAGCCAACAATATCACCCAAGGGGCAATAAAAAAAGGCCACCAAGCCGGTAGTAGGCTTGATGGCCCTCAGTCAGGGGAGAACACAGCCAAACATTACCCCAGAAATACGCGCTACACAACACCTTTTATCGCCCGCCGAAGAGGTTTATTCCACCCACCAGCCGCCGAAATGCCATACGCCATCGTCGTGTGATCGCTTGCCAGAGACAGGCAGACAGCGTCAGCGCGGTCGGGCGACTTCAACCCGCGCTTTTTCATCTCGTCCTTGCTCTCAACCTTGATCTTGCCTGACGACATAAACGAATACCGGGGCGCGGTAAGCTCGCCAACCAGCTTCTCATCGCGTGGCAACTTAACATCGCGGCCCTCAAGCCACTCCTTGGCCTTGAACCACAGCTCAGCCCGCATATTGGCGTAAATAGCGCTCGAGGCCGCCCTCTCCGACACATTCAAACCCCGCGCTGGCAGCCCAAGTTCGCGCAAACGATCCAGCACACCAGCGCCAAGCCCAATGCTGTCCACGATGATCTCAATTGGCCGCTTGGACGGTGGCATCGTGTCAAACTCAATCTTCACAGCGCCAACAAGCTGCATCAGGTCCATGCCATTCCACACCTTGAGCGGATGCACGACAGGCCCCTGCCGCTTGCACAGCACCGAGCTGTCGTTGCCATGCCGCGCCACGTCCAAGCCCCACACGGCACGCGCATCCTCGGCCACAACCGCATCCGAATTGATCGCCGCCTCGACCAGCTCCATCGGGATCACCGTGTCATCCTCTGCAGGCGGGAAATTGCCCAGAACCCGGACGTGATACGCAGGCGATCCCTCGCCATATCGATCCTTCATCTCGCGCACAAAGTCATCAGACACACGCGGGCTGTCAATGCACGACACATGCATCGTAAACCAGTCCTCGCGCAGCCTGTGGTGCGTCTCATAGAACAACCCGCTAACGCGCGTCGGGTTGCCGGTCAGGATCGTCGTGGCGTTGTGGCCAGACATCGAGCCAGCGGCACTCTCAAACACAGCCTCGGGGACGCCGCTGGCCTCGTCCGCAATAAGCAAAACGTGCGGCGAGTGAACGCCAGCAAGCGCCTCCGGTTGCTCCGCGCGGCTCGTCCGGCACGAAATAAACGTATCGGATGGCGACGCCCTGCTTTCAATGCGATCACTCTTCACCTCGAGCAAGTCGCTCAGTGGCGGCTTCAATCGCTTGATCAGCCGCTTCACCTCGGCGAACAGCGCGTCAAACAACTGCGCCGAGGTCGGAGCCGTCATAACGACCTTCGACGGCGTGCGCCAGAGAACGTGCCACACAGCCGCAATGGCCACGGCAGTCGATTTGCCCACACCGTGGCCAGAGCGAACACTGATCCGGCGCTTGGACGGATCAGCGACGGCGCGCAGAAACTCCACCTGCCAGTCGTCAGGTTCGATGCCCAACGCCTCGCGGGCAAACGCCACAGGGTCGCGGCTGTAGCGACGCGCCAGCGTCAGAAACGGGTTCTCGTCGGGGCGCGCGTCAGCCAATCGCCAATCCTCTTCGGTGATATTTCGCAAAATTTTCAGCGCCGGGGCCGAAAACGTCAAGCCATGCCGGGTGGGGGGGTGGGCGTTGCGGCGTTGGGGCGTTGGGGCGGGTCGGTGTGTGGGGGCCTGCATAGCGAGGACCACCCGGCGGATCGCGGGCCGGGGGGGGGTCGAGCGCCCCGCGATGCTGCGCTGCGGCACCGAAATCCGGGCGAAAGGCGCATAATCCGCATTATGTTAAATCGCTCATCGTTTGTTTTCAACGACTTACGTGATTTCGCCCCAATGCTGCAGGCGCAGCTCGCCCCAAGGTGTAGCGATCAGGCTCCCCGACGCTGCGGCGCGGCATCGATGGGCCGTCGGCCCCCGCCCGCACAGGCGTCGTCGCCGCAGTGCGCGACGACGCGCCCGTAGAGCCACGGAGAGCCTGCGTGGAGGCGCTAGACGTGGCTCGGCTACCCAAGGTCATCCTCGCCGCCAGCGCCGCCCTGCGAAGGCTCTCCGTCGATCTCTCGGAACTCGCCCTCGACGATCTCTCGCTCGACCTCCGAGCTGATCAGCGCCGCCGCCTGAGCGTGCAAGTCCTCGACGCGCAGCGTGACCGTCACGTCCTTTTGACGGATGTCGTAAGCCGGGTTGAGTTTGCTCGCGTACCATTTGTCAGTGTCGACCTGAAGCCGCGCCACGTTGACGGTTTCGGGCGTCGCTGTCTGAGCCGTGTCCACAGCCCGGGCGGCGATTGCATGGGCGGCCTGATGCAGGATGTCCTTGTATCGCGCCTCGCGCCCATCGACGCGCCTGAGCCACGAATAGAACGCCCGCCAGCCAATGTTGCCGCCGAGCACAATCGACCGGACGGTCTCGCCAGCGAGGATGCGCTCAAAAACCGCGTCCTCGCCATATTCCTCGAGCGCTGACACGCGCTCACGTGTGATCTTGCCCATCGACCTTCTCATCCCTCGCTGTCAATTCACCGCCAAGCGCGGCGTATCCGCATATATCGACCCAGCTATCGACGTGACCCGGCGTCTCGAGCAAACGCGCGATCTTGGTCCAGATCATCATCAGGGCCACATGCTCGCGCCCGATCTGACCGTGACGCTCGAGCGCCTCGGTGGCGATCAGGTTGACGCCGACCGCGATCCGC